GCTCAACCAACTTCATATACATCAGTGCGAGTTTCTTAGTGACACCGCCATGATCACGACTGTATTCACCAGAATCCATTGTACCTTTCCAATGAGACTTACCAACCAATTCTGGAACTCCGTCTTTAAGACGGTAATGTTGGAACGGTGGGAAGTTGACTTTGACATATTTGATGGTAGTAGTTGGTGGCTTAACTTCTGGTAGATCCTCGTCGTATTCAGTAAGAAGGTCGTCAGTTGCCTCTTCGTCAATGATAATGACCTTGCCCTTCTTACCCTTAATGATTTTGGCCACCGCTGCGGGTGCTACTGGAATATGATCCCATGTCATAACACGGAATACAATCTCATCAGTTTGAATGGTACTTGCTTCTACTACTGGCACCTCACCTTTTTTCTTTCCTTCTGCTTCTGCTGCAATATCTTGAGCAAGCTTGGTTAGGCGATCTGCTCTTGCTTCGCGCCCTTCCTCTACTTTGGCCGCGATATCGTTGACGGAAGATATGATAAGATCGTAATCTGAGTGTTCAGGGGCTATATAGCTACAGTAAGTGGCTTTGCTTTTGTGAATCTCCTTTAGGATATCTTTATTGTTGAGGTAGTTGACTTTACGAATTTTAATTCTCCTTGTTATGTTTATTTTGAGCAGCTCGTCTTGCGTCGGACCACGGTTTTCCGCGATGAACTTTTCCTATATTTTCTCTATGAGAATCGCTAAACGCTGGCTTACTCTTACCAGTCAATGATATACTAATTGCAGTGCGGTGGTCAAGAGATATTTCTTTACCAAGTTTTGCATTAGACATTTTACTTTTGGCTTCATCTGATCTAGTTTTCCCGGTGTTTGCAGCACTAATCTTTTTCTTAGTTTCTTCGCTGATTGGTGAGCGAACACGATTTTTGGCTGCAATAGAACGTTTATACCTTGTCTCTGCTGATTCGTTCCGTTTTGCATCGGATAACTTATTTCGGGTTGACTGTGATGGATTGCTTATGCCTTCGCCGCCATTTGTTTGATTGTTCAAGATTCCAACTCCTAAATCTTTTCGTCCATATTTGGCGATAAGTTCTATTTCATAATCGTGTGCTTCGGATTCTGAAACATTCTCTTTGAGAAATACGATATGGTCTTTTTCTGGGACTGGGATTCTACCGTGCTTTACAAACGCTCTATTTCCTGTTCCTTTGCCAACGTAGTATGGCGTGCCAGCAGCGGCAGTCATTGAATCTTTGCTACGCAAGTAAGCGTAGACGTAATAAGTATTGTCGCTGGACATAAATCCCTCCAAGGATGTTTAGAGCAGTCAGGAACGCCAATTCCGTGGGCTGCACCTTTATTTATCCTTCTATTCAAATACTTAACTTTACTCATGGTATTCCTTTATAAAGTAAGCATATTTTAACATAGATAAATATAAGAAAGCAAGAGGTATCTATGAGCGCAGCGGATGTTTTTGGTCAGATAAGTCAGATTGCATCAATCACGAGTGCAGGAAGTTCCGTTGCGAGTAAAGTATTTAACAACACATCAAGCTCAGCGTTGAATTCTATTGGTGCAATGCTTGGTGGAGCATCGTCTCTTAGCTCTATTGCTCAAACTGCAAGTGCAGCCGCAGGCGGTATTGGTAACTTAGCATCAGGGTTGAATAACTTTGCAGCAATGGGCAACACTAGCGACCCCTTATCAAAAGCACGTTTAGCTATTGCTGGTATTGGTAACTTACAAAATGCTGCATCAGTTGCAGCTTCATTTGTTGATTCAATAAATGGTGTAGGTGGTAAGGGCGGTAAAGCTAAGGGCGCTAACATTGGTAACGGCGGCGGTTCAGGGGGACCAAACGGTGGGCCGACAGGTGGTGGCGATTGGAAGGTAACTCTTCGTGTCCCTGCACTAGGCGGTCAAGTAGAATTTCCAGTCACCCCTCAGATTACTATAACTGATGCAGCTAAGTATGCATCAGCTGGATTAGTTCATATCAACTATTCAATGCAGTTTTATGAAAGCAGCGAAACATCATCCATCCAAGTTAATGGCGAGTTCCCGATTCAAAACGAAAAAGAGGGTATGATCCTTTTGGCAGCTATTCACTTACTACGTGCAAGCACTAAGATGTTTTGGGGCTTTGGCGCACCGCCTCCTCTAGTGTTCCTAAACGGTTATGGCGACGGATATATGAAAGATGTGCCATGCGTTATCACTAACTTTACACACACCATGCCCGAGGATAAGGATTACATTCCGTGCAATGGCGGCCGTGTACCAACATTAAGCACAATTCAGGTACAACTGCAACCAGTGTACAGCCGCAACATGCTTGAGAGCCTAGACATTAGTCAAATTGCAAGTGGCAGGAGTTTACAATATCTATGACAGTCAAATACGCACAAACTAGCCCGTACTATAAGACACCGTTATATGGTCAGTTCCTGGACATTGCGGTCATGCGTCCTATTACTAAACAAGCAAATGACAAGCTGTATCAGATTGATAGGTTCTATCATCTGCGCCCTGACATTCTAGCGTATGACTTATATCAACGTCCGTCACTATGGTGGGTGTTTGCGGCAAGAAATCCTAACTCAATCAAGGACCCATTGTTTGACTTTGTGACGGGGAATCTTATATACTTGCCAGACAAGACTTCATTATATTCTGATCTTGGATTATAAGGCGTTATGGCTGAGAACAAACTTCACGGATATGTAAACTGGACATACAATATCCAGCTCTTTTCTCTAATAAAAGACGGATACAATGGTATGCAGACTGCGCCCACGGTTACCCCTGAGGGCACTCGCCTACTCATGGCTAGCGGCGGTATTCAAACAAACAGAAGCCCACACTTTAAAGAAGACTTTTTCTTCAACAACTTAAAGTTCAACACAGTTATTGGGTCTACTGCACAGACACAAAATACAAACTCATTGGACTTTGAATTCCTAATCATTGAACCAATGGGTGTTACGTTGTTTAACCGTCTCATTGCAGAGGCAGGTGATATTGGTTACGATAAAGTAGTTGATATGATCTATCTCTTGAAGATAGAATTTTATGGATACACTGATGATGGAAAGGTAATGAAGTTACCTATACCAGCGAAGGTAATGCCAATCAAGATCAATGAAATGACGATGAAGGTGTCACATCGTGGTTCAGAATATCAATGCAAGGCTACACCAGCACCACATTCAACGACGTTGGGTCAAGCACATGGCGCAACTCCTATCAAAGTTGAAATAACTGCTGGCAGTATTGCTGAGGCATTACTTAGTGACATTGGTGATGACCCTGCTCCTACAGATGGTCAAGAAGTAACATACGAAAAGACTCATGAATCTGTTAAAAGCTTTACTGGGGCGATAAACAAATGGTATAAGAGTCAGCTCGCCGACAAACAAGTTACGGTGACCGACTCCATTGCGTTTGAGGTACATCCAGAAATAGCCAAAGCTACTTTTGTGACTTATGAAACTATACAAAAAGAAGAAAAGTATATGCCTTCTGCTGGCACAGCAAAGCAACAAGGCGTTGTTACGTTAGCGGAACCATCAACTATATCGCCACAAGTGGTAATGACTATCGCAGAAGGTACTGCGATTACAGAAGTAGTTGGCATGTTAATACGAAACAGTTCGTTTATTAAAGATCAACTTAAAGATCCGGACCTTGGGCAAGGCGCCCCTGCACCGGGGCCTATGAAATGGTTTAAGATTATTCCTCGTATGATATATAAATCATTTGATGCTGGTTCAAACCGCCTAATGCGTCAACACATCTACCGCATTATGCCTTATGTATTCTATAATGCTAAACATAGGTCATTCTCAATGGCAGAAGCAGGTGCTCCTAAGAAAGAATATAACTATATCTTTACTGGGAAAAATAAAGATATCATAAACTTAGACTTAACATTTGACACTTCGTTTTATAGTGCGTTAACAACTAATGCATCGACACAAGAGGTAGGTAATGCTGCTAAAAGCTCAGCTAAGACTGGATCATTGACAACTGCGGGACCAAATCAGGCTCAAGCTGCTCTTGAAGCAGCTGAAAAATCTAAGAATGCTATGTCTAAGAACACCTCTAGTGAAGTTAATCAACACGCTGGCTCTCAAGGTGCAAACGCGGCTCTATCAAGCACTACGACTGGCGACATTGGACGTCAAATGCAAGAGTCAGTATCGTCTGGTGACTTATTAGACGTTAAGTTAAAAATTGTTGGCGATCCAGACTTCATAAAACAAGATGATGTAACTTTTTGGAACGTTGACCCAGGAGATGAATATACTAAAAATGATAGTTTAGTGATGGACAACGGAAATATTTTTGTCATGGTAAACTTCAAATCAGCAAGTGACTATGATATGAATCTAGGCATGGCTGTGCCAGGACAAGGCCCTTACTCTGTTGGTATATTTTCTGGGCTGTATAAAGTCATGGGCGTGGACAGTGAGTTCTCGGGCGGTAAGTTTACCCAAGAATTACACTTAATTCGCTATCAACTACAACCGTCAGAAAAAGGATATTCACTGCCTAGCAGCGGTACTAGCGACTCAAGTGGGTTAGCAGGTAGCAGCTCTGAGGGTGGTAACTCAAGTAGTGCAAATGGAAACGGTGCAGCATTAGGGCCAGCGAGTGCAGCAAACAACGTACGAGTAGAAAGTAATCAAGTACAGGGCATTGCGTTGGGAACGTTCAATAAACCGTTACAAACAGTGCCGCAAGCAGTAAGCTCGTCTAGTTCATTCTCACTAACCCCGCCAGATGTTCCGTCAATGTCAGGCATTGCCAAGGACGTAGGGTTTAAACCACTTGGTCCAGCAGCCGCATCTCTTGCACTTCCTACTAAACTAGGATCATCAGCTGTAGATACTGCGGTGAGTGCAGCAAATAGTGTAAATGTAGATACACAGGGTGGGCTAGGCAACACAGTAACTAACGCAGGTCAAGATCCAAGAGATCAGTCTCGTGTAGTGGCGCAGAACGCAGGCCCAACGGAGCCATATCTTGATGTACCTAACAAACCACCAATCAATGTAAATGACTTAAACGCATCCATTGATTCACTAAACACAAAAATGTACACAGCAAATAATAACGGAAAAGTAGCTTAACATGCCATCTAATGATAGATTATACGGTAAAGTACCAGTACACGTAAACAAGTCAAGGGCGTATGGTGTCAATAAGGACGCTGGCCCATACATTGGTATCGTTAAAAACAACGTAGATCCAACTCGCGCAGGAAGACTGCGGGTGTTTATTCCTGACTTTGGCGGATCTGAAACTGAAGAGTCGCAATGGGTAACAGTTAGCTACGCAAGCCCATTTATGGGTGCAACTCGCTGGCCACGAGCACGTACTGAAAAATCTGAAGAGAACATTTATGAACAAGTAAACCATGCATACGGTATGTGGTTTGTGCCACCTGATGTAGGTAATAGCGTATTGCTTACCTTTGTTGCGGGTGATCCAAACAAAGGCTATTGGTTTGCTTGTGTGATGCCAGAGCTAACGCATTACGAGATTCCAGGGTTAGCGGGGTCTAAGTACGACACACGAAAAACCACAGTTGATAAGGCTCTTATTGACGACATGCCTACTCCGCCTTATCCAGTTACTGAGTTTAACGAAGTTAATAAATCTCTTTGGCCAAAGTGGTCAGAGTTCTTAACTATTGAGAAGCCACCGCATGAAGAACAAGTATTGCGTTTGCTCAAAGAGGGATTAGAAGAAGATAAAATTCGCGGCGTTATAACTAGCTCTAGCCAACGCGAAAGTCCAAGCCGTGTATTTGGTATCAGCACACCCGGCCCAGAGGCTCCTGCTCCAAGGATGCCTGACTTAAACAACGTTGACGGCCCACGTTATCGCTTAGGCGGGCATACGTTTGTTATGGACGATGGCGACGAGGGCGGCAAAAATCGTATTGTACGATTACGCACCTCAGCGGGTCATCAAATCATGATGAACGACACGCATGGGTTTGTGTACGTGGCAAACGCAGAAGGTACTGCTTGGTTTGAAATGACCAAAGAGGGCAAGTTTTATTTCTACGGCACTGATTCTATTAGCTTCCGTACTGAAAAAGACTTTAACGTACATGCTGACCGTAGCATTAACTTTAACGCAGGCTCCCAAATTAACTCATATGCTGGTGCAGCTATCATATCTGAAACACCAGGACAACTTACATTACGTGCTGATGCAGAGCTCAATATGTTTGGTGGTGCTGTTGGACTAAAATCAGGGTCTAAGGTTGCCATTCAATCTGATTCGTTCACGTCAATTAAAGCAGGCGGCGATTTAATGGTGCAATCTGGCGGAAACATTACACTAAAGGCTGCATCAAATTTTGGGACTCAGTCTGGCGGCAATACGACACATTTAGCAGGTGGTACTTATTTGGAAACTGCGGCAGCAATTCATATGAATGGTCCAGGGGCTCCTGCATCACCAGACGCCAAGGCGTTTAAGAAACCTACACCGTTAGCACGTGGTTACCATCTTGATCCAACACCTATCGGTGCTCACCCTAAGTGGAAGCCAATGGACAAGAAGTTTGCATCTATTGTACCTATTGCTCCAACACACGAGCCGTTTGGCGATCCAACAGCATCCCCTGCACGGTCAACATGTAGTGATGGCAATACTGCTGGCAGCGTTGCAGAAGGTAGTCAGGGACCTAAACCAATGCCAGGTATGAGTGGTAGTTCAATAACGCAGATGGGAAGTGTATGATATTTTTTGATCCGTTAACGCAAGATGATCTACTAGGCAACGGCATTACGATAGGGCCGTTGATGCCGCATGAAGTGTCAGCGATCAAAGCAGCAATTAGTAAGCAAACGTCAAAGGGTAACTACCACTATGTAGGCATTGGCGCAGTTGGTAAGTATGCAATGACTCCGGAATATTTGGACCTACTAGGGTACACTCAATCTGGAAAATGGATTGGTTTCCATGGATTTAATTCGCAAGCAATGTTCTTAGATTCGGACCATACGCAAGAAATGGAGATGAATCGTCTACTATCGTTTATCTATTCTGGGTTACTTGAATTTTCAAATGTATCTGAGTTAGCTGGCATAATGATAGCAACATACTTTCTAGGACGAGATACTGCCTATAGCATGACAAGCAAGCGTATCCCACAATCTGAGCTATACACTGCCTACCTAAATATTGGTAAGCAGGCGATTCAGATAGCCAACTCGTAGACACATAAATACTAAATGCCACTCTACAACGGATTCTCGACCATTAATCGCCAAAAGAAGTACAGGCTATCTGACTTTGAGTTGGCGAAACAGGACTTATACAACCACTTGCGCATTCGCAAGGGTGAAAAGCTCATGAATCCAGAGTTCGGTACTATCATTTGGGACATGCTCTTTGAGCAGTTGACGGACGAGACAAAGACAGCAATCGTTGACGACTTAAATCGCATTATCAAGTACGATCCGCGCATTGTAGCTGATAGCTTAAACATTTACGAGTACGAAAACGGGCTGCAACTGGCAGTCGAGCTACGTTATATAGAGACTAACCAAGTAGAACTCATCAAATACAACTTTGACCGTGAACAGCAACTATAATAGTACCACTTAATTTTTTGCATAAATACATAAAATAGGTGCGTATTTTATGTCAACATCGAGTCGTCAAAACAGTCTTCTAGCCGCAGAAGATTGGAAAAAGATTTATCAAACATTCCGTGAAGCTGATTTCCAGTCGTATGACTTTGAAACGCTTCGCAAGTCAATGATTGACTACATCAAGCTGTATTACCCAGAAGATTTTAACGACTTCGTAGAATCCAGCGAGTACATTGCACTTATCGACCTTATCGCCTTCTTAGGACAATCACTAGCATTCCGCACCGATTTAAACGCTCGTGAAAACTTCTTAGACACAGCAGAACGTCGCGATAGCATTCTTAAACTTGCTCGCCTTGTAAGCTACACACCAAAACGCAGTACGCCAGCAACGGGTATGTTGAAGATCAACTCTGTAATGTCGTCTGAGCAGTTAGTTGATTCTAACGGCGTTAACCTATCCAACTTGCTTGTTACTTGGAACGATGCAACTAACGACAACTGGTACGAACAGTTCGCATCTGTTATCAACGCTACTCTTATCAACAGTCAATCGTTTGGTAAGTCTGGTAACTCTCAAACTATCAACAGTGTACGCACTGACGAGTACACTGTTAACTTACCAAGCAACACCAACCCTGTGTTTGCATTTCAATCAACGCTCAACGGATCATCTGTTGACTTTGAAGTAGTAAGTGCTACCAGCGTAGGCCAACCCTATGTGTACGAGGCAGAGCC